AGCAACAGATCATGGCATCATTCTTTGGTAGGTTGAATAATATATTAGAAGAAGAGAAGGTGACATATGATAAGAAAGTTGTAGCAGAACTGATTCAAAGATACTTCCCAGACTGGAGACGTGTGCTTAATGAACTACAGAGATATTCTACCTCTGGAAGTATTGACACAGGTATCCTTGCTGCCATGGTAGACACTAACGTTGATAAGTTAGTTGACTTTTTATCACGGAAGGACTATGGTAATGTCAGGCAGTGGGTCGTTGATAATCTAGACAATGATCCTAACCTTATACTACGCAACTTGTATGACACACTGTATGCTAAGTTGTTACCAAGTAGTATACCCTCTGCTGTATTGGTCATCGCAAAGTATCAGTATCAAATAGCATTTGTTGCTGATCAAGAGATCAATCTACTAGCAGCACTCACGGAGATCATGGTAGAATGTCAATTCAAATAATAGATAATCCACTAACACAAACCTATCGTAGGTTCAAGAGTGATGTCAATAGCATGGCATTCCCTTGGAATTATTTTAAAGGTGATGGTGCTAGTCCTGCGTACTATAGTCACACCATACTGGCAAGACCTGGTTTTGAAGAGTCACTCATGCCTACACAGCAATCAGAATGGTTAAACATTGCTAACAAGGTTCTCTTAGAAATCTTTATGGCAAATGAAATCAAGGTTAAGAGTGTACTTAGGATCAATGTAAACGCTACACACTATACTGATGGGTACACTACACCTTTACATATGGATCATAATTTTGAGACAAATAATATAGTAGTATACCTCAATCAATTTGAAGGTGGTGCTACAAATGTTGAAGGTAGTTCGCACAAACCACAAGAAGATGATATAATAATATTTGATGGGTTCCATAGTATTGAGCAACCCATTAACGGTACAAGACGTGTCGTTTTAGTCGCAACTTACTTATGAAATCATTGAAGACACCACTGCGTTATCCTGGCGGTAAGTCAAGAGCAGTACAAAAACTATTCCAGTTCCTACCAAAGGATATCACAGAGTTTCGTGAACCTTTTCTAGGTGGTGGTAGTTTTGCTATCGCTATGACAAAACAGTATCCAGATCTACCCATCTGGGTCAATGATTGTTATGAACCATTATTTAATTTTTGGGTTCAACTACAACAGAATGGAGAAGAGTTAACAGGAGATATAAAAGATCTAAAGAATGAATATGGTACACCTGATAAGGCAAGAGAACTATTCAATGACTACAAGGATAGTATCAGGGATGGTGATGATCTAGAGAGAGCAGTAAAGTTTTATGTTATTAATAAGTGTAGTTTCTCAGGTCTAACTGAGTCATCATCTTTCTCTCCTCAAGCATCAGATAACAACTGGACAATGCGTGGTATCTGTAAACTTCCTGCCTACTGTGAACTGATACGTGATTGGAAGATCACATGCTTAGACTATGGTGATCTAGTAGAAGATTGTCTAGGTAGAATTGGCACACTATCATGTGCTGATAATACATTCTTCTATGTTGATCCTCCATACAGTATCAAAGATAATCTATACGGTGAGAAGGGAAAACTACATAAAGGATTTGATCATTCCCGATTTGCTGACACAATGGATGACACAATGGGTAATGTTATGATATCATATAATAACTCGAAGAAGATCGTTGATCGTTTTTGGGAGTGGCATTCGTATGATTGGGATCATACTTATACTATGAGATCTACTGGTGATTACATGAAGAATCAACAGGAGAGACGCGAACTATTACTTACGAACTACTCATGTCTGAAGGAAGCTTAGGAGTCAGAGTCAAGAACGGAATCTGTTCTCTATATCACACACGCAGAGGTGTGCTCACTAATTTTGCTAGAGGTGCTACACAGGCACTCATACAAGGTGACGAGATACATGTCACTCTAGACACAGGATCAGTAGCGATATATGAAATCAATCAACACCGCACAGGTGTCAACGGACCTAGGAGGATCATCACATGAATACACAAGGTATGTCATTTGGTACAGGCACTGGTAGTAAATCAGTTCAAGAACAACGTGATGCCATCCCACCTATGAAGGTGAATAAAATGAATCTTCTATCTGACGCACTCAAGATAGAGTTAAAGGAACTCATCAATGAAGTACTAGATGAAAAGATAGAGAAGATTATACGAGCAGGAGTTGAGTATGAAAGCAATTAATATCTCAGCACCTGTTGTATATAAAGATACTTTTAAGTTTGACACAGCAGAACAGGTTAAGACTGCTGATGGATTGTTTGACATGGTTGATAAGTATGATGTCACGTCAGCACTAGAAGAAGGTGGTAAGTCTACTGCTGACCTATTCAACATACTACAACCTAGTAATCAGTTTCCACATAACTTACCAGAGAATGCTAAGTATGTGATATGGTTAAGACGGAAGATGGAATACCTACGTACAGCATGGAGGTACGAAGGATACCCACATTTTATATCTAACTCATGGTATAATGAACACTACCAGTGGGACTATACAGATGAACATCATCATGGTGTAGGTCTTACATGTACAGCATACATCCTCAAACCAGAGAACTCTGGTGACCTGTGGATCTATGACCCCATGACAGCAGTGAGAGCAGCAGAACCTATCAGTGGCAATCATCCTTGGAGAAGGATAAGTGTTTCAGAAGGTGACGTTGTGTTCTTCCCCTCTTGGCTTCGTCATAAGACAGGTTATAATGATACTAAGAACAGACGTTTGACTCTGACCATGAATATCACACCTGACTACAGAGCATACACTAAGAATCCACCTGTACTATGAATATATTTGTCACCGATCCAGACCCTATCAAGTCAGCACAAGTATTACCTGACAAGCACATAGTCAAGATGCCTCTAGAGACATGTCAAATGTTATCTATTGTAGCATCTAGTAAGTGGGGTCATGGTTTCGGTGACTTACCTAAACTTAATGGTGAACCATACAAGACAGAGAAGGGTGCGTTCCGCAATCATCCATGTACCATCTGGGCACAGACTAACTTTCGTTGGTTGATCAGGCATGGTCTCGCTCTGTGTGCTGAGTACACACATAGATACAGCAAAGTACATAGTTGTCAGCATACTATACTCCATGCTAATATAATATTTCCCAACAACAATGATATCCCCACGAGCTATACCAGAGCCATGCCCGAACAGTTTAAATATGACACAAGCATTGACACTTTTACTGCTTACAAGAATTACATTGGCAGCAAACCTTGGGTTGCATCTAATTATCTTCGTGACCCATCCCGCAAACCATATTGGTTATGAGTAGTGATCTTTCAGAAATACTTTCGTCTATCAACAATACCAAAGAGCATTTGTATCTTGATGACCCTGATCGTATTAAATCTTATCCTCCTTATATTATCAACCGATGTCTCAGTGGACACATTGATGCGATCCTATTTGCTAATGAAGTAAACAAGCACCCTAATCTAGACAAGCGTCTTCAATATGACTTTTTGCTAAATACTTTGAGAAAGCGAAAGCGTTTCACACCTTGGTTGAAGAAAGAACAGATTGAAGATCTGGATCTGATCAAAACACACTATGACTATAGTAATGAAAAAGCGAGGGTCGCATTAACTCTTCTTACCAACACCCAAATTGAATACATTCGTAACAAACATGAAAAGGGAGGAAGACGATGAGTACTTCATTCACTGAGCAGGAAGTCACATGGACACCTGATCAAATGGTAGAGGTAAACTTAGGCGAACCAGATGATTTTTTAAAGGTAAGAGAAACACTAACAAGGATAGGTGTAGCTTCTAGAAAAGAAAAGAAGTTGTATCAATCATGCCACATACTTCATAAGCAAGGCAAGTATTATATCGTACATTTTAAAGAGTTGTTCGCGTTGGATGGTAAGTCAGCAAACTTATCACTCAATGACGTTCAACGTCGCAATAGAATCATACAACTACTCAGCGACTGGGGGTTGATTTCTATACAGAAACCTGATACAATAGTAGACGTAGCACCTCTAAGTCAAATCAAGGTCTTATCTTACAAGGATAAGTCAGGATGGTGCTTAGAATCCAAATACAATATAGGGAAGAAGAAGACTTGACAAGTTCTTATCTTGTGTTACACTAAATACGACCAATACAATTATTATGGCATCGAGAAAATCGTTTGAAACCACCACATGTTCAGGTGAGATCGCAGCACTAGCATGCGAGACATTATGTACACAATACGAAGAAGGAATCGCAACCTTTACACCTCGTAAGTACAAACAGTTCAAGACTGCATCAAAAGTAATCCGTAAGGACATCGCAGCAGGAACAAGACGCAGAGGTATAGAAATCAGTTTCAACACTGGTGAAGATGCTTGGGCAAACAAAAGAATTAGGCAGGAGAGAGAGGAGCAAACAAATCTCTTCAATCCACTAGGTTAATTTTATGAAAGACTTAACAACCAACGAACTCAGTTTCTTAATTGACTTAATGGACACTACCGTTGAGCAGAAACCAAAAATGATTACAAAATTTGAGGGTTTCAATGCTGTAGACGCAGCAACAATTTACAAGAAGGTTTGGCACTCCTACACAGGACACCACGATTATCCTCCTTCAAGTTTATTCGTACAAGACTAATAGATAGGAGGGGCAACCCTCCTTTTTTTATGAAGATAACTCCCATACCAGAACTAAAAGGATACGGTGTATTTGTAGATGGCATAGACATCAAACAACTGACAAGAGATCAGTGGATGTCACTTGGCAAGTTACAGATGGAACAACTTGTCATGGTCATTCGTAACACAGGTATCAACATCAACCATTTCCATAAGGTGATGAAGATGTGGGGTAAGTGTAGACAAAACTATGCTGCTAAAGAAGAGCATAGTAGTGAGATAGCAAAAGAATATGCGAGGATAGGTGGTCATGCTAAGACAGGACACATAGTCAGAGTCGCAGAGAACAACGGATTGTTTGGTAGTGGAGAATTACTATGGCACAGTAATGAATCTGGTGACATAGCATTCACACCTGGCGTAGCACTCCTCGGTGATCATGGTATGAAGAAGAGTGCCACTGGGTTCATGGTGTCATCACCTTATTACTACAGTTTGCCAGAGTCATTCCGTAGTGAACTAGATGAACTGATACTCATACATAATTTCCAAGAGGGTAAGATCAATGCTAATGATGAGAACAATGTAGTATATAAGAACATGTGTCCTGACCCAGAGACAGAGATACCTCTGGTGATCCAGAGTCCTGCGGGTATTAAGGGATTACATTTTCCATACAATACCACCACACGTATTAAAGATTTTTCTCAGGAGGATTCGATTAGAATATTGAATGAACTACGGTGGGGACTGTCATCATATACCTATGATTACTGGTGGGAGAATGATGATGACCTAGTGATCTTTGATAATAGTATCGTACAGCACAGAAGGTTAGGTGATACAACAGACAGACTATGCTACAGGTATCAGTTTGACTACACATACCTACAGTATAAAGTCACAGGTAAACCATACATGCCATACCTACAAGAACCATACATCAGTAGGTACAAGGAAAAGATGGCAGACATCACTAAAGTCTTTCCAGTATTCGGATATCCACCCTCCTAATTTTAGACAAGTGTTATAATTAGTAGTGTACGCTTCGGGTACACAAACTAACGACGCTTAAGGAGGTCACAATGAACATTCAAAGATATAGTGCTGCCGATTTACCATCACTATTTGACAAAATTTCTAAGAACAGTATAGGAATGGATGAGTACTTTGATTCTTTCTGGAATCAAACGACCACCAACTATCCCCCCTATAATCTTATTGCAGTCTCAAATGTACTATCCAGATTAGAGATAGCACTCGCAGGATTCAAGAGAGATGAAGTCAAGGTCTACACAGAGTACGGTAAACTAATCGTATCAGCAGAGAAGGAAGAGAAAAAGGAACCTGAGAATTATACTCACAGGGGATTAGCACAACGTTCTTTCACAAAACAGTGGTCACTATCTGACGACACCGAGATAGGTGAGGTCACATTAGAGGACGGACTACTCACAGTAACACTGAAGAAAGTAGTACCAGAACACCACGCAAGGAAGGATTACATCTAACCTACATAAGGGGGATTGACAAATGTCAGTTTCCCTTTTATAATATATGCATAGATTAATTTGCCATGATAGAAGAAGACAGAATTAAATTAGTATTCACACGTGATGGAGACAACATCATCTGTGATTTACAAGAGGCAGTTGATAAAGACACTGGTAAGAGACAGGCATACATCATGACCGTACCATATAAGGTAAGGATTACTGAAGAACCTGACCAAGCAGTTAACATGGAAACATTTGAAGACCAAGAGGTCAAGATCAGATACACACCATGGAATCCATTTACCATTGATCAGAAGATTGCTATCACACCTGACTATGTGATCTCTGTCATGGAACCATCACCTAGTATCTTACAGACATACCTCTCTAACGTCAGAGCAAAGACAGGAGATCAGGGTGCTCCAGAAGTAACACCTACTGAGGTTGTCAAGTGATCAAACTATTAATGCTCAGAACTGGTGAAGAAGTTATATCTACAGTCAAAGAGATAGTTGATCCAGAGAACGAGAAACCATTAGGTTACCACCTACACAAACCATTCAGACTTGACATCGTTGACACCTCACAGGGTCAGGGGTATCAGTTAGAGTGGTTCCCATGGGCACCTCTAAGTAAAGATAAAGATTTTTATTTACCAGGTAGTCACGTAGTCACAGTATATAATCCACTGGACGCACTGACTACACAGTACATCTCTGCTATAGATGAGGAGAGATATGCTGCCAACTTCAAGAAGCATGAAGAGAGATTCAATCTCAGTTACGATGAGAACGATCTAGATGATATGTTTAAAGAAGCAGAAAAGATTATGAACGAGGATGAGAACACTCCACCTGTATGATACATACGATAACGTAGTTCTCTCATATAAAACAGATCATAAATTTCATGGTGCTAAACGCATAGTAATAGAAGGACCTGTTCTTCTAGGCAAAGTTATAGCAGAGTATCCTGCTAAGATCAATGGTCAGTTTGGTATCGTAGCCTTCGATCAACCTATACCCGCCCCACTATATCAGAATTATATTCCTCAACCTTTTCCACTCTTCGTAGGTGGTACACAGGAGTTTGATCATCTCATGTTCAACGGTCCTGATTACTTTAAGATAAGGGTTGACGAATATAGACCTTGGGTGTATATTAGTAACATCTACGACAGTGGACTTGATCTTACTCCTGTCTACAAATACTTCCGACAAGATTCAGACTGGAAAAAATTAGAAACATTATGGAAACACAACTCCTCTTACTAAAGTCAGGGATCTACCTGATCACCAAGATAGAAACTTTGGATGAGGAACCCGCTGCTCATCTAGAACAACCATACCTTGTAAAGGAAGATGGTACTCTGGAACCTTGGCCACTACACACAGTGGATGAAGACGTGTTAATATATTCAGATACTATTGCTACAATCTTAGACCCTAAAGAAGAAATTCTTGACAAGTATAAGATGGTGACTAAGTGAGTTTTTATACAAACGTAAATTTGGTTGGTAACAACCTACTCTACATAGGATATGAGAATGGACAACGTATTCAACGTAGGTTTAAGTTCTCTCCGACTCTCTTCGTAGTTAGCAATCAGATCACTGAGTACAAGACTCTTGATGGTCGCTATGCTAAACCTATCAGGTTCGATACTGTAGGTCAGGCACGTGATTTCAAGGACAAGTATAAAGACGTAGAGAATTTTGAGGTACATGGTTATGATAGGTTCTTATATCAGTATATTTCTGAGGAGTTCTCCGACGAAGTTGACTACGATATCAAGACTCTCAAGATTACATCACTTGATATTGAAGTCGCATGTGAGAATGGCTTTCCTAACGTACGTGAATGTGCGGAACAGTTACTGGCGATCACAGTACAGGATTATCAGACACGTAAACTTAAAGTATTCGCAACGAGGGATTATCACAACACCCGTAAGGATGTTGATTTTATATACTGTGACGATGAGAAACATCTGCTACAGTGCTTCCTTGCTTATTGGCAGACTGATTTCCCAGATGTTCTTACAGGGTGGAATTGCGAGTTGTATGACATACCTTACATCTGTGGTCGTCTTGAACGTTTATTCGGAGAGAAAGAAGTAAAGATGATGTCACCATGGGGCATGGTGAAGAGTGAAGAGATGGAGATAAGAGGACGTAAGAATATACTATACAATCTAATGGGGATAAATGTACTAGACTACATGGATCTCTACAAGAAATTTACATACACTAATCAGGAATCATATAGACTAGATCACATAGCATTTGTTGAACTAGGACAGAAGAAGTTAGACCATAGTGAGTATGAAAACTTCAAGGACTTCTATACGAAGGACTGGCAGAAGTTTATTGACTATAACATCAAGGACGTAGAACTTGTTTTACAGTTAGAGGATAAGATGAAGCTCCTTGAACTTGCTGTCGCCCTAGCATATGATGCTAAGGTGAACTTGAAAGATGTGTACTATCAGGTACGCATGTGGGACACCCTGATTTATAACTTCCTAAAGAGAAGGAACACAGTGGTTCCCCCTATCAAACGAAGTGACAAAGATCAGAAGTATGCGGGAGCATACGTCAAAGAACCTATACCTGGTAAGTATGATTGGGTGGTGTCCTTTGACCTTAACAGTCTGTACCCACACCTCATCATGCAGTACAATATATCTCCAGAGACACTGTGGGAGACACGTCACCCTTCTACTAATGTTGACCGCATGCTCACTAAGGTAGACCAGATAGATCCACAGTTTGCTACGTGTGCTAACGGTGCACAGTATCGTAAGGACATCCATGGGTTCCTACCAGAGATGATGCAGAAGATATACGATGAACGTGTACAGTCCAAGAAACTTATGCTCATAGCAAAGCAAGAGTATGAGAAGACACCTACTAAAGATCTAGAGAAGAGCATCAGTAAGTATAACAACATACAGATGGCACGTAAGATTCAACTGAACTCTGCCTATGGTGCTATTGGTAACCAGTATTTTAGATACTATAATCTAAGAAACGCTGAAGCGATCACGTTGTCAGGTCAGGTATCAATTCGTTGGATCGAGAACAAAGTAAATGGGTACTTGAATAAGTTGTTAAATAGTAATGAAAAAGATTATGTGATCGCCAGTGATACAGATAGTATCTACATCTGTTTAGATGATTTAGTTACTACAGTTTATGGTGACAAGGACGTAGGTCAGGAGAGAGTGGTTGACTTTCTTGATAAGGCATGTAAAGAAAAACTAGAACCCTTCATTGACAAATCATATCAGGAGTTAGCAGAGTATACTAATGCTTATGAACAGAAGATGTTCATGAAACGTGAGAACATTGCTGCTAGAGGTATCTGGACTGCGAAGAAAAGATACATCCTCAATGTGTGGGATAGTGAAGGTGTCAGATATAATCAACCTAAGCTGAAGATGATGGGTATCGAGGCAGTCAAGTCCTCTACTCCGATGCCTTGTCGTAAAGCTATTAAGGACGCACTAAACATAATGATGTCAGGTGAGCAGGATGAACTCATCACGTTTATAAACAACTTCAAAGAAGAGTTCTACTCACTACCACCAGAAGACATCGCATTTCCGAGGTCAGTCAATGGACTACGCAAATTCAAATCAGACACAGACGTGTATTCAAAGGGATGCCCGTTACATGTTCGTGGATCTCTCCTGTATAATTTTTATGTCGCTAAAAAGAAACTGGAGAACAAGTACCCTATCATTCAAGAAGGAGAAAAGATAAAATATATCTACATGAAGGTAGGTCGTACGAATTATACTGGAGAGAACGTACTATCATTCCTCAACACATTTCCGAGGGAACTTGGACTAGAGGAATGTATTGATCATAAGATTAATTTTAAAAAATCTTTTCTTGATCCTTTACAAATCATCACTTCTGTGATAGGATGGGATACAGAGAAGAAATCATCGCTTGAGTTTTTATTTACATGAGTTTTTTGAAAGATGTCGTTAAAGAAATTGGTAACGACTACGCAGGAATACTAGCAGACGGATCAGTAGGAGATATAGGAGGGTATGTCGACACTGGTTCTTATATTTTCAACGCATTGGTCAGTGGGAGTATCACAGGTGGTATCCCATCTAACAAGATCACTGCTATCGCAGGAGAGAGTAGCACAGGTAAAACATTCTTCTGTCTTGGTATCGTAGAGAACTTCTTAAGGTCAGACAAAGACGCAGGAGTTATATACTTTGAGTCTGAAGCTGCTATCAGCAAACAGATGATGGAGGATCGTAACGTTGACACCACACGTATGATGCTCGTGCCTGTCACCACAGTACAAGAGTTTCGTACTCAAGCAATCAGAATACTAGACAAGTATCTAGAACAACCAGAGAAGGATCGCAAACCATTGATGTTTGTATTAGATTCTCTTGGTATGTTGTCAACATCTAAAGAACTAGCAGACAGTGCTGAAGGTAAAGACACACGTGACATGACTAGAGCACAGGTGGTCAAGGCAATTTTCAGAATACTTACATTGAAGTTAGGTAAAGCGAACGTACCTATGTTAGTTACTAACCATACATATGATGTGGTCGGTGCTTATGTACCAACAAAAGAAATGGGTGGAGGTAGTGGACTTAAGTACGCTGCGTCTACAATAATCTATCTCAGTAAGTCTAAAGAGAAAGACGGTAAAGAAGTGGTAGGTAATATTATCAAAGCAAAAACTGCGAAGAGCAGACTATCAAAGGAGAACGCAAATGTATCTATCAGACTCTATTATGATGAACGTGGACTCGACAAATATTATGGGTTACTGGAACTGGGTGAGAAGTATGGAGTTTTTGAACGTAAAGGGAACCGTGTTGTTGTTGGGGAGTCTAGCGTCTATCCTTCTGCTATTCTCAAGGATCCTGACAAGTACTTCACAGGAGAAATAATGGAGAAACTAGACTGGGCAGCAGGACAGGAGTTTAAGTACGGATCATGAAAGTAGAAGTATTCCCTACCTTACTCTATCGCTACCATCTAGACGACCAAGATCCTATCAAAGCAAGAGTAGAAGAATTTTATAAAGAACATAAATTTAATACTAACACACCTGACCAGTGGAACTGTAACCTGTTCACATCTTATGGATCAAGTAACTTTCCTATTGGAGAATGTCTAGACGCATTCACACCTACACTGGATGAGTTCCAGACAGAATCACAATCTTATGGTAGTATGATACTGACAGACTTGTGGTTGAATGTATACGAGGCACAGAACTGGCAGGAGAAACACATCCACTCGCCAGGTCAGTGGTCTGGTGTATACTATGTTCACTTCGATCCGAATGAACACAAGGCAACTAACTTCTATCACCCCTGTGAAACACTGCTTGCTACAGCGGGCATCACACAGAACACTGTTGTACCATGGGTACAAGAAGGTGATATGATTATCTTTCCATCATGGTTAGAGCATGCTGCTCCCATGAATAAATCCTCTAAAATGAGGTCAACTATATCATTTAACTTTTTTATTGAGGAAGAAATCAATGAAGGTGGAAACACTGATACTGAAGAATCTATTATTAACTGAGGAGTATCCTCGGAAGGTTCTTCCATTTATTAAACAAGAATACTTTGATGATAGAACAGACCAAGTTCTATTTGATATAACCAATAAATACTTCGTAAAGTATTCTGCTGTTCCATCAGTTGAAGCACTTACCATTGAAGTAGGTAAGCAATCTACACTTAGTGATGATCAGTTCAAGCAGATTACCCAGACATTAGAATCATTCGATAAAGAAACAACTGAACTCGATTGGTTAGTAGACACCACAGAGAAGTGGTGCCAAGACCGTGCGATCTATCTTGCGTTGATGGAATCAATCAAGATCGCTGACGGTAAAGATACAAAAGTGAGTCCCGATGCTATACCTAGTATACTATCGGATGCTCTTGGGGTGTCGTTTGATAACCATATAGGACACGATTACATAGATGACTATGAAGAAAGATACGACAGTTATCACAGAGTTGAAACCAAAGTACCCTTTGATCTCGACTTCTTTAATAAAATTACAAAAGGTGGGTTACCTAATAAGACTCTTAACATCGCACTGGCTGGTACGGGTGTCGGGAAGTCTCTATTCATGTGCCATGTCGCTAGCTCCGTGTTGCTCCAAGGGAGGAACGTACTCTATATTACAATGGAGATGGCAGAGGAGAAAATTGCTGAACGAATTGACGCAAACCTCCTCAACGTAGACATACAGACACTATCACAGTTACCTAAGATAATGTTTGAGAATAAGATCACAGACTTATCTAAGAAGACACAAGGTAAACTCATAGTAAAAGAGTACCCCACAGCGTCAGCACATGCGGGTCACTTCCGAGCACTCTTAAATGATCTAGCACTCAAGAAAGCATTCAGACCAGAGATCATATTCATAGACTATCTAAATATCTGTACATCGCAGAGGTTTAGAAATGCGTCGGTCAATTCATATACCATGGTTAAGTCGATTGCGGAAGAACTCCGTGGTCTTGCAGTTGAGTTTAATGTACCACTCGTCTCCGCTACTCAGACGACTCGTTCTGGGTATGGGAGTAGTGATGTTGATCTTACTGATACAAGTGAATCCTTCGGTCTTCCTGCAACTGCTGATCTTATGTTTGCTCTTATTAGTACGGAAGAACTGGAAGAGCAGAATCAGATAATGGTTAAACAGTTGAAGAATAGATACTATGATCCTACTCTCAACAAAAGATTTGTTGTGGGTATTGACAGAGCAAAGATGAGACTGTATAATGTTGAACAAGAGGCACAGAATAACATCATGGACTCAGGACAGGTTAAACTGAATGATGATACTGTGAAAGTATTAACTGGTGCTAACAAACAAAAGTTCAATGACTTTAAGTTTTAATTATGATAGGAAAAGAAACACCACAGATCAAATACGATAGAGCACTGACTCTATTCGAGGAGTCAGTCATGGCACCTGATCATAAACTTAGAGGTTGTGCTCACAACCAAGGATGCTTCGATGAACTGATGGAAATCAGGGCACATGTGATCGAATATATAAAGACACTGAGAGAAGTCACACATCACACTAATGCTGATGAAAGTGATGAGATTGAAACCGCTAAAGTTATTAATGCTAAATCATGAAAAAACAAATTGATTTTAAACGTTACGAAGAATTTGTAGATGCTGTCACATCCGATTGTTCTAAAGATTTTGTCGATCTTGCTGATCGTCTGGTTGAACTTGACAGAGAAGGTGCCAATATTGAACGCCTTACCACTTCTGGGGTTGGGCTTGCTGCTGAGTCTGGTGAGTTTCTGGAAATCGTTAAGAAGATGGTCTTCCAAGGTAAACCTTGGAGCGACAGCAATAGAGAACATCTTATTATTGAGTTGGGTGACGTTCTTTGGTACGTAGCACAGGCATGTATGGCACTCGGTGTAGACTTTGAAGAAGTTCTAGAAATAAATGTCAAGAAGTTAGAGAAGAGATATCCTACAGGATCGTTTGACATATACAAATCAGAGAACAGAGCGTCAGATGACAGGTGATCTGTACGATGACATGGCAAAACTTAATTCTCTTTATGAAGAGATGATGTGGCCAAATACTGATGAGTTGGAGTTTGTTCCAGACTATAAGAACGATAGAATAATTATATACAACAAGTCTAGATCAGGAGATAATCCTTGGGTACAAATACATGGAGACGATTAACCTATTCCCTACAACGATAGGGAAGTTTAATTTAATTGACTATTCTGATTGGGTTGCCAAGAGATATGAGTATCATATGTTTGACCGTGGTCAGACAGGTGAGATAGATGGTAAGGTGTTAGTACACCTTGATCCACAGATGAATAGTTTCATGTTAGAAGTCAACGACTGTATAGATGAGTACCTAGGTGCCATGAATGTCAGTTATGATATACATTTTATGAAGACATGGTACGCAGTGAGTGGTGAGGATAGTTCAGTTCCTAATCATTGTCATGACCCTGCTCATATATCATGGGTGTATTACTTGGACACACAAGACCCACTATGCTTTACAAAGGATAGTCAGAACGAGTGGTTCCCACAGGCATTTGCTGACGCAGAAAAGAATTTTGTCAACACATGTGTCTGGGAGGAGAATACTAAGGAGGGTGACCTACTAATATTCCCTGCTAAACTGAAGCACATGACATATAATACTGGACACCGTTGGAGTCTAGCAGGAGACGTATTACTTACTAATCCAGATCTAAATAAAGAAGGAGGACTAACTCATCCACAATTCTGGAAACAATTCTAATGGCAAATCTCAGTTACGGTGAAATGTTTAAAAATGGTGCACCATATGCGAACAGAGATGATATCCTCATCGAGAGGATTGCCAATGCCCAATTACTTAAGTTAGATAAGGACAAGGGATTTATAAAAGTATTTGATATCAAGGTAGTATTTCAAGACGGAAGTGAGTCAAATTATAATTGGAAAGACTTAAAGACAGACAGTGTAGTACGAGCATTAAAAGGAGACATGGCTAGTGCTTCCAATCAGACAGGTAATAAGAAGAAGTTATTAATGACAGGATCTAAGAGTGATCATGATGATTCATTGACAACTACAGTTAATATAACTCAACTAGAGAAGACAGAACACTTTGGTGGAGCACCAGCTGGAGGAACTAGAATCAACTTAGGTAATCAATATGAGACAGACTTAGGAGATAGTTTTCAAAAGTTTCAAGATCATGGTGGTAAGTATCCTGAGCATGTGACAGACATACTTAAAGCGATATGTAGTTCTAATCCTGGTACATGTTTTATCAAAGCAAAGGTAGAGGGTGGTGCTAACAAACCAAGACCCATGAAATATGATGGTAGTTTTTATATCTCAGCAGAGGGTAAGAAGACAACAGATATAGGTAAGACAGTTACAGATATTACAGTAACAATAGCTGACCCTCAAGGTAAAAATCAGAAAGACATATATCTATCAGTCAAGTATGGAGCTACACTATCGTTCTTTAACATAGGTGTGAAGGGTGGTAGAAAAAATTCATTAGAAATTTTCCCCACTAAAGATCTAGAGGATGGTAAACTACCACAGATGGGTAAGGACTTCCTAGATATGTTTAACATTAATCATCAGAAGTTCTTAGATACATTCCAGAAGTATGATCCTAATGACAAGACTCCTACAGTAGACGACTATCAAGAATCATATCAAATCAGAGGACAAGCAAAGAGAAACTTAGAAGACTTTTGTGCCAGTGGTGTGGGTAAAGGTTATTGGATGGTACATAATGATGGCAGTACACTCCATGTATATGAAGTTAACGACCAGTATCTAAAGAGAGCTAGCTCACTGACCAGTCCTAACATAGGTATAGACTATGGTGGAAAGACTGGAGCTGGTAAGAGAGTCAACATTAACTTCTCTACCAGAGAGTATGACTTTAGTTTTAATATCAGATCCAAGACAGGTGGTGAAGTATATCCTGGCTATGCTAACGGAGACTATTTTAAAAAGTAATGGCAAACGTAACACAACTAAAACACTTAGAACATATAGAAGATGAGATGCTCAACTATGGAGTAGAAGGGTGTGATGCTGCTGTGTCTGCTATGAAAGAAATGCTCCGCATGTTAGGTAAGAAACCTAGTAGTGGTTACATGCAAACTAAATGGGACGGTGCTCCTGCTGTTATATGTGGAGAGCATCCGTACACAGGTAGATTCTTTGTGGGAACTAAGTCTGTATTCAACAAGGAGAACCCTAAGATATGTTATTTTGATGAGGATGTAGACGCATTCTATGATGGTGATCTTGCTGATAAATTAAAAGCATCTCTAAAGTATTTCAAACAACTAGGTATCAGTGGTGTAGTACAAGGTGACTTGATGTTTACTGCTAAAGATAAGAAGACAGAGACTATAGAAGGTGAGAGCCTCATTACCTTTAGACCTAACACTATCACCTATGGAATACCAGTAGATAGTGACATGGGTAAGAAGGTATCTAAGGCAGATATTGGTATAGTATTTCACACACATTATAGTGGTGATGACCTTGCTACTATGCAGGCAGGAGCTGGTGCTGATGTCTCATCAGATATACAAGGGTGTGTAGTGATAAACAATGACACACCTATGGCAGACGTATCAGTTGATGTACAAAAACTAAAGAAGTTTGAAGCTAATCTATCTGTCATAGATCAGATGTGTAAAACATCTGGTAAGTTCTTAGATCATATCGTTGACAACATAGGTACTACAGGTAACAAGAAGTTCCATGTAGCATCCTATCTCAAACAGTTCTTCAATGCGGAGATCAAAGCATCACGTAGGATTACCGATCCTAAGATAGCACTCAAGTCTCTTGGTGCTTTTTACCATGAGAAAATGAACAAAGAAGTTGCTAAGATGAAAAGCGTTCAGAAGATAGCAGAGAAACGCAATTTTTTATACAGTGGTTTGACATACCTAGAAGATAATGAGAAAGAGTTTCATGCTATGTTCGCACTCTATAGAAAGATACAAGAGAATAAACAGATAGTCATTGATGCTCTTGATAACTTAGAGTCATTCAGAACATTTGTACAGACTGAACAGGGGTACAAGGTTACCGCACCAGAGGGGTACGTTCTACATCACAATGGAGACATGATCAAACTTGTAAATAGAATTGAGTTCTCTTACATCAACTTCACACTGGCAAAGCAATGGAGATAGTAGATTATAAATGCGTATACTTCACCTTTGGTAGGTTCCAACCGCCTACAGTAGGGCATGAGTCTAACTTCAAGGCAGTAGCAAGCAAGGCAGGAAAGTGTGACTACTACATCTACCTGTCACAGACTGTAGATAAGAAAGGCACTAACCCTCTACCTCCTGATAGGAAACTATACTATGCTAAGAAGATGTTCCCACAGTTGTCAAAGTATATACGTAGCGGTCCTAGAGACCCAGTGTCTATACTCTCAGAGCTACAATCACAGGGTTATGATGATGCTACTTTAGTAGTAGGTAGTGATAGAGTACAGGCTATGCAGTGGATTAAAAGATACAATGGTAAGGACTATACATTCAGAAAATTAGATATAATATCATCAGGTGAACGTGATGCTGACGGTGATACTTTCAGTATTTCTGGGACAAAAATGCGGAGAGCAGCAGCTGCGGGTGACTTCGATTCCTTTAGAGCAGGTATACCAAAGGCTTTAGGATTGAAAGAAACGCGGAATCTAATGGATGAAATAGCAGAACTGTTATAAATAAAACTGTAATAAGATTAGAATTTGATGAAGTCGTTCAGAGATTTCACAGCGGTAAGAAAAGAAGTCAAGCATCAAGAGGTGCGTGACCAGTATTATCGTGAAGAAATTTATAAGGAAGGTGAGTGGGTACTCACTGAGAAAGGTCACGTTGGAAAGATCATTCGCAGAGGTCCTAACTATCTCATTTGCCTGACAGCTGAAGAGACTAAGTTCCGTACATGGGTCAAAGACGTTAAGGAAGTCTTTGAAATTGGTACGGATGCCCATAGGCAATACGTTATGTCATTGACACCAGGTCAAAAGGTTCAGAAACCTG